CGAGGAGCTTACACACGCAGAGGCTTGTGCATGGGCGGCAGCGGCTACGGCGGCAGCAAAGAACACACAGAGTAATACCTACGTTGAATACGAGGGTGCTACGGCTGTTGTGGACGCAAAGAGCCACGAGGAGGCTGTTGCAGCAATCAATAACGGAGAGTTTTTCTTCTCTGTTTCCGAGGCAGGAGCAGTTGTTGTAGAGTACGACATTAACTCCCTCGTAACCTTTAAGGACGGCAAGGACAAGAGCTACCGCAAGAACAGAGTTATCAGAGTATTCGATACCTTTGCAGAGGCGTTACAGCTCAACTTCCCTCCGAACAAGTACGACAACGAGGGTGACGGCTGGGACATTATGGAGGGCATTGGCCGCACCATTTTGAAGCAGTTTGACGACGCAGGAGCGATTACTGACGTTGACTACGATAACGACTTCCTTGTTGACAGAGAATTAAGTCAAGGCGACGAGACTTATTTCAATGTCGGCTTGAAGCCTGTGGATAGCGCAGAAAAGCTCTACTTCACAATTTCCACGAGATAAGGAGGATAAGCGGATATGGAATACAACAAAAATCCCATTTCCCTGCGTGAGGGAAAGGTATTCATTGACGGCGTAGAGTGCTTGGATAGCGTAAACTGCAATATCAAGTTCACGCCGGACGTATGGACAGGAAAGCAGCTCGGCGAGCGCAGCAATAGCAGCCGTTGGCTGGGTTACAACATTACAGGAACGATTACCCGTAGACGTTCCACTAACTGGCTTGAGGAGAAAATCAAGGAGTACAAAAAGACGGGAGCAACGCCGGAGCTTACTATTCAAGGTATTATGAACGACGAAAACAGTGATTACTACGCAGCGCACGGCAGCAGCACTGTTACTGTTGTTGGTTGCGTTCTCACTGGCGATTTGCCTTTGACAGCCCTCGACAGCGGCGGCGAGGTTGTGGACGATACCCTCAACTTCAACGGCAAGGATATTGTATAAGCAACAGGCAGCAGGCGCAGCCCCTTTACGGCGGATAACCGGGAGGGGCTGTAATTTTATGAAAAGGAGAATAAATCACTATGGCTAAGAAAGATTTGAAATATTTTATGCGTAGCAATGAGCCGGAGGTAGTTACCGCACCCGGCCCGGAAACCTTTAAGGACGAAAACGGCGAGGTAATTCAGTTTGAGATTAAGAAGCTCACGCAGGAGGAAATCAACCGTATCAATGACGCATACCGCAAGCGCAGCATGGCGACTGACAAAAAGGGCAATCCGCTCATTGCTGCAGGCGAGGTTGTTTGGAAAACTGAAAAGGACAGCGCAAGAGCAGCCCGTCACATGATTGTGGAAGCATTGCAGTACCCGGATTTGAAAGACCCGGATTTGATGAAGCACTACGGCTGTGTGGACGTTACGGAAATGCCTCTCAAGGTATTCAGCTCCGCAGACGAATACCAGCACGTTTCCCGTATTGTAATGCAGGCTCTTGGGCTTGTGGCAGCAGTAAGCGACGACGAGGATTTGGCTGACGCAAAAAACTCGTAAGCACTCCCGGCAGCGACGGCTATTGGGCGAGCGTACTGTGGCAGAGGCATAACCTCCGTATGGAGGATTTTTATAATATGCCCCGGAGGTTACAGTTGCTCTACATAGCGTCGGAGCTTGAGGAGGATAGAAACCCTTGCAGACATGACACCATTAAGGGAGGAGGCGGTATTTAGTGGCTGATTTATTGGCAAGGTTTAAGCTGGTTGATGAAATGAGCGACAAGCTCGGCAATTTGGCAGAGAGCGGTCAGAATATGGTAGACCAGTGGGAGCAGGCCGGAGAAGCAGTAAACGCCGCTTTCGAGGGCATTGCAGGAACGACGACCACCACGGCGACGACAATAGACGGGGTAGCAACCTCTATTTCGGATATTGCGGAGCAGACAGACCATTGGACGGCGGCAGTTGGAAATTACGACCGGGGCGCACTGGAAGCAGTCTACTCTACCGAGGAATTGGTAGAAATGGGGCTAAAGTCAGTTGAGGCACTGGAAGAACAGGAGCGTATGCTTGAACAGTGTGAGCGTTCGGCTGGCGAATTAAGTAAGGCGATAGACAATACGGCAGACACCCAAAAGGAATTGAGCAACGCTATGGAGCAGGCGGACAAGGCTGTAAAAGCCTTGACGAATAACGAGGACGTTTCGGCGGAAACAAAAGCAGACTTAGCAAAGGCGGCAGAACAGGCGGCAGAGGCTATGAATGAGCTTGAAAGAGCGCAGGAGGAGGCTAACGAAGCTATGGAAGCCTACGACAGGACGCTAACCTCCGGGACGGACAACCTGCAGGAGCTGGAAGCAGCGGCGGAAAGGGCCAGCGACGCAGCGGACGCATTGGCACAGGCTAATAACAGAGCGAACGAAGCCACAGAGGAGCTTGCGAGGGCAACCGAACAGGCAACAGAGGAGGCGGAGGACGCAGAGAAGTCCGGCACAGAGGCGGCAGAGGGCATTGCGCAGGCTTTGGCAGCGGCAGGCATAACGGCTATGGTAAAAGAGACGGCAGAGGCCGTCTACGAACTTGCGGACAGTTTTTCGGAGGCGGAGAAAACCATAGTCGGAGCAACCGGGGCGACTGGAGAGGAGCTTGAGGCACTTATGGCAAGTGCGACAGAGGTATTTTCCTCCTCAAACGCAGAGAGCCTAAACGACGTAGCGGCAGGCATGACAGCAGTACAAAAGGCAACCGGGCTTGTAGGCGACGAGCTTGAACAGGCGACCAGCGCAGGCATTGTGTTGGAGGATATTTTCGGTTATGAAGTTCCGCAGTCCGCAAGGACGGCCAGCTCTTTGATGAAAAACTTTGGGCTTACAGCGAAAGAGGCGTACAACCTTATTACGATTGGAGCGCAGAGTGGGGCGGATAAGAATGGCGATTTACTGGACGTGTTAAACGAATATTCGGCGCATTACGCAGCCCTCGGCCTTTCGGCGGAGGAATTTATGTCGAGCCTTATCGACGGCGCAGACGCAGGCGTATTCTCTGTTGACAAGGTTGGTGACGCTGTTAAAGAGTTCAACATCAGAGCGAAAGACGGCAGCGAAACCAGCGCACTCGCATTTGAAATGCTGGGAATGGACGCAGAGGAAATGTCGGCGAAGTTTGCAGCCGGAGGCGAGACGGCGAGTGAAGCATTCTTTGCTGTTGTTTCAGCGTTGGACGGACTGGACGACCCTATGACAAAGAATACAGCGGCAGTTGCGTTGTTCGGTACTATGTACGAGGATTTGGAGGCGAGCATCCTCCCGGTACTTGCAAATATTGAGGGCGGAACGATTGAAATGCACGACGCATTGGCGGTTGTTTCGGAGGACGCAAAATCAATGGGGGATAGCTGGAAAGAAGCAGGAAACTCGGTACAGACGGCTTTTTCGACGGCGATTTCCCCGACAGTAACAAAAGCGTCCACAGCACTCGCAGGCATTGTTAAGGGTGTAGGAAATTTCCTGCAGGAACACCCGAAAGTAACAAAAGCGATTACGGCAATAGGCGTTGGGCTTGGCGTTGTGGTTGTTGGAATAGCCGGAGTTGCATTTGCAACGTCCTCGGCAATCCCGGCAATTATTTCGTTCGGTACGGCGTTGAACACCGCACTCGGCCCGATTGGCTGGGTATCACTTGCTATTACGGGAATTGTTGCAGCAGGAGCGGCACTCGTGGCAATGATGAACGATACGGAGGACGCAACCCTCGAAATGACAGCAACAACGAGGTCACAGTATTACCAGTTGCAAGACCTTAACGAGCAATACGACGAGGCTTGCAAAAAGTACGGAGAGACTTCGGAGGAGGCTTCGAGCCTTAAATATCAGATTGACACACTTTCCGAATCGCTTGAGGAGAACGGAAAGACGGTAGAGGAGCTTGCGGCAGAGTGCGACGCTCTTATCGAGAAACACCAACAGCTTATGCAGGAGTGCGACGAGACTACCGAGGCACTGAAAAACGAGGAGCTGGGAAACCTTGCGCTCATTACGAGACTGGAAGAACTGGCTTCGTCAACAGACCAAACAGCAAGTACACAACAGGAAATGGAGGCTATTATCAGCGGCCTCAATTCCAGTATCGACGGCTTGAATTTGTCTTACGAGGATTTGGTAGAAAACCAAGACCAAGCCCTCTCGTCTTTGCGAGCAATGGCAGAGGCGGAGGCAAAGCGTGAAAAGACGCAGGCCATGTACGACGAGTATGTTAAACTCATTCGCCAGCAGGCAGAGGAGGAAGCGAAACTCGCAGAGGTAACAGAGGAGGTTGCAGCGGCAGAGGAATGGGCTGCGCAGGCGACAGATGAATACCTCGATTACCTTACTATGGTTACAAGGTATGACACTACGGGAATGGCTGGGCTTTCGGCTTATTTCAGTAACGAATACAAAGAAATGTCAGCAGCAGAGGAGGCGTTTGATACAGCCGCCACAAAGCAGGAGGAATTGCAGACTGCTCTTGATGAAACAACGGCTCGCATTGCAGAGCTTGAGCAGGAGTGGAGCGATATTGCAAATGCTTCAACCGAAGCTGCGGACGAAATGGTATCTTACGAGGACGCAGTAGATACGGTAATAGGCAACGTACAGCAGGAATTGACCGAGCTGGCAAACGCCTACGACGTTGCATACGAGGCAGCAAGAAACAGCATTGACAGCACAATTGGACTATTTGACACAATGAGTACCGAGTGCGAAACCTCTGTAAGCGATATGCTGGCAGCATTGCAGAGCCAAACGGAATACCTCGACACCTACGCAGAGAACTTGCAGAAAGCGGCAGAGTATGGCCTCGACGACGGACTTATCCAGTCTTTGAGCGACGGCAGCACGGAGAGTGCAGGCTACCTGCAGGAGCTTATCTCAAATATCGAAGCACTGGGCGGCACTACAGAGGGACTTTCCACGGAGGCGCAGGAGTTTGTTGACAGTTTCAACACGGCTTTTGCTGATGTTCAGACCTCGAAAGACGAGTTTGCAACAGCAGTTGCCGATATGGAAACGAACTTTACCGAAAGCGTAGACGCAATCGGAGAAAAAATGCAGGAAATGATTACCGACATGAACATGAGCGAGGACGCAGCAGCGCAAGCGAGTGCGACTATGGATAGTTATATTTCCAGCATTAAGGCAAAGCAGGCGGAGGCAGTCAGCGCAGCAGAGGCAGTCGCTGCAGCAACGGCGGCAGCATTAAGCACGTCGGCAAGCACGGGCAGTGCGGTTACTGTACCCGGTCACGCAAACGGCACGACCAGCGCAGAAAGCGCATTTATAGCAGGCGAGGAGGGGCGTGAGCTTATCGTAAGCAAGGCAGCGGCCTACGCAAACGGTACGACAGATAGTGACCCATATTATATCGCTGGAGAGAACGGGCCGGAGTTGATTATCGGGCAGCAGGGCAGCACAGTATTCCCGACAGAGGAAACAGACCGTATTATCGACGCACTGGGAGAGAGACGACCACTACAAGTATTTGCGCAGGCAGGCGGCAGCGAGGGCAGAGAACAGACCACGGAACAGGTCAAAAAGATACTGCTTGAGATTGCAGGAAGCGGCGCAATCGAGGTGGGAGGCACAGGAGGCGCAGACAAGGAAACTATTCTTGAGGTGCTGTACGAACACTTGAAGCCAGTTCTTATGAGCATTATTCAGAGCGAAATTTACGAGGAGGGAGAGTTGTCTTATGAGTTCTAATTACCAAATGTGGCTTACCTACAATGCGGAAAAAGAGAAGATACAGCTCCCCGTCCTGCCGGAGTTGTTCCAAGTAAAAAACGGCAGCAACGACGAAAGCGTGAACGTGACAGGGCTGGGGGAAATCATCATCATGCAGAGCCGCCCAGCCCTGCAATTTAGCTTTTCGAGCTTTTTCCCGGCGACGAAGTTTCCGGGGCTGCAGGTTGACAGCATTACGAAGCCACTGACGCTCATTGAAAAAATCAACACATGGAAAGCCAGCAAGAAGCCTATACACTTTATTGCGACGGCTTGCAATGTGGATATATACGCAAGGGTAGCGAGTTTTGACTACCACGAGGTAGGAGGCGACCCCGGAACGTATCAGTACACAATCACCCTAAAGGAATACAGGGAGATTACGGTGCGACAGGTAAAGGTAGATATACCGAAAGCTGTTGCAACGGTGCAGAAAACAGAGCCACGAGTAGACAACACAGTTACGCCGCAGACCTACACGGTAAAGAGTGGCGACTGTCTTTGGAACATTGCAAAGAAGTTGCTCGGAAGTGGCTCGAAATACACGCAGATTTACAACGCAAACAGAGGGGTAATCGGAGGCAACCCAAATTTGATTTACCCCGGACAGGTTTTGACTATCCCGGCATAAGGAGGCGAGGCAATGGCGGACGGAATAAGCCTAATTATCATCAAAGGCGAGCAGGGCTATGACGTTACCCAGCTCGTCGAACAAATCAAATGGAAAGGCAGAAAAGGCTCGGCGGCTCGTTCTATTGTCGTTACGCTTGTTGACGACGACGGGTACAAACACGCCCGGAGTGAGATTGACGTAGAGCAGGGACACCAGTGCTTATTTCAGTACAACGGCGTTGAGCTTTTCCGTGGGATAATCATGGCGCAGACGCAGAACAGCAAGAAGAAAATGCAATTTACGGCCTACGACAACGGCATATACCTTGCAAATAACAAGGACACTTTCACTTACGAGGGAAAGACAGCCAGCGACGTATTTCGGGATTGCTGCACACGTTTCGGCCTGCCTATGGGGGAGGTAGCAAACTGTTCTTACAAAATCCCGGAGCTTACCAAGAGCAAAACAACAGCATTCGACGCTATATGCGACGCAATGAGCCTCGATTTCGACGCTACTGGAATAAGACACTATGTAGCCTCGGAAAAAGGCAAATTGAAGCTGCTGACACGCCGGGAGAACATTTTACAGTGGGTAATTGAGGTAGGGCAAAACCTTACCTCATACTCCTACACAAAGAGCATTGAGGACATTAAGACCCGTGTAAAAATGGTATCGAAAGAGGGGACGACGATTGCAGAAAAAGCTAACGCAGCCCTTGAGGGCAAAATTGGCGTATTTCAAGAAATCAATCGCCCGGACGAGAGTTTAACCACGGCGCAGATAAACGACCTCATTGCAAGCATACTCGACGAAAAGAGTACGCCGGAGCGGACGCTGGATATTGAGGCGATAGGAATACCCGAAGTGATTTCGGGTATCGGGGTATATATTATTATCCCGGAATTGGGGCTATCCCGGACGTTTTATGTAGACAGCGATACGCACACATTCAAAGACAATAAGCACATTATGTCGCTGAAACTCAACTATGCGAACGACCTTTCAAAAGAGGGCAAGAGCAGCACAGGAGAGAACGCAGCTAAAGAGTATAAGGTTGGCGACGTTGTTCAATTCAACGGAGGCTATCACTATGTAAGCAGCACGGCGAGCAATCCGACCGGGTCAAAATGCAACGCAGGCCCAGCAAAGATTACGCTCATTGCAAAGGGAGCAAAGCACCCGTACCACCTTATACATACGGACAGCAGCTCAAGAGTGTACGGCTGGGTAGACGACGGCACATTTAGTGAGGAGGTGCGGATATGGCAGGAGAGGCAAGCGGACAGACGAGCCTCAAAGGGCTATTTCAAGGAATGGCAGGAGGCGGCGCAGAGGTTTTGCAGGGCATTGTCAAATCAGCAAGCCCTATCAAAATACAGATTGTGAATGACGAAAAGCTCACAATCGGGCCGAACATAACCTATATTCCGAGACATTTGACAGACTACACTACCGAGGTAACGGTAGACTGGGCGACAGAAAACACAAGCGGCGGAAGCGGCGACGCTGCATTTCAGAGCCACAAACACGCCATAAAGGGGCGCAAGACTATTACGGTGCATAATGCGTTGAAAGTTGGGGAGAGGGTACACGTCCTCGCATTCAACAAAGGCAAACAGTATTATGTGCTGGATAGGATAAGCTGATATGGCAGACGTTTATATTCCTATCCCGATTGACACGGTAACGGAGGCGGAGGAGCAGCCGTCTTTGACCTATCGCCTCGACCTTGACAAAGGGAGGATTGTGGGTAAGGTGGACGGGCTGACAGCAGTAAATCAAGCTATCAGAAAAGCCATTATTACACCACGTTTCAAATGCCTCATTTACGACAACCAGTACGGAAGTGAGATAGAGGAGGCAATCATAACAAAGGACGCAAGCCCGGACTATATAGAGGCAGTAACAGAGGGCTTCATAAGGGACGCATTGCGCCCGGACACAAGGATATTATCAGTGTACGACTTTCAATTTACCTTTGAGGAGGACAAGGCTCATGTCTTTTTCAGAGCGGACACGATATTTGGACAAACAGAGATTGAGGAGGTGATTTAGAGTGTTTCAAGATTACACATACGAGCTGCTTTTGGAGGACGTTTTGAACAATGCGCCGGAGGGGATTGACACCCGACCGGGCAGTATATTTTACGACGCAGTTTCGGGTATTTTGATAAAGGTTGCAAAACTCTACACAGACCTTGACCTCGTTTTGGAGCTTACGAGCATAACGACAGCCACAGGGGACGCACTGGACACAAAAGCCGGAGAATACGGCATTGTAAGACTGGCAGCGACGAAAGCGAAATACTACGTTGAGTTTGAGGGCGTTACGCCGCAGCTTGGCGAGAGATTTTATACCGACGGACAGTATTTCAGACTGGCAGAGGACGCAGAGGCCGGGGTGCTTTATCTTGAGGCGGAAATCGCAGGCAGCAGCGGCAACGAGATTTACAGCGGCACACCAGCCGTCCCGGTAAACAACATTGAGGGGCTGACTGCAGCGACGTTTGGAGCGATTTATGAGAATGGCAGCGACGACGAGGAGGACGAAAGCCTCCGTACCCGTGTGCAGGAGAAAATCGCAGGCCCGGCAGAGAACGGCAATAAGCAGCACTACAAAACGTGGTGCGAGAGCCGGGAGGGTGTAGGCAGAGCGAGAATATTCCCTCTTTGGAACGGGCCAAACACCGTGAAAGGCGTTTTAATCGACGCAGAGGGGCAGCCCTGCAGCGAAAGCAAGGTGTCGGAAGTGCAGGAATATATCGACCCGGCGACAAAAGGCTACACAGCCACAGTTGACGGTAAGGTATATGTTGTAGGCGACGGGCTTGGAGAGGGAGTTGCAAATCTCGGCGCACATTTCACGGCAGCAGCAGCGACACCGCTGGAAATCAAAGTGTCGTTCGAGGCGGAACTGGCAAGCGGAGCTACGCCGGAGGCTGCAGAGCAGGAAGCGACAGAGGCTATTGAGCAATACCTCAAGGAGCTTGTGCTTACGACGGTTGAGGCAACGGACATTGTTGTGCGTGTTTCGGCTATCGGTGCAATTTTGAGCGGCCTGCAGAATTTGCTCGATTACAGCAATTTGAAGCTGAACGGAGCGACCAGCAACATCATACCGGGAGAGGACGACGTACCAGTTGTCGGGGAGGTGGTTATTGAGTGAAATTCTATGAAAAATATTTCGCCAGCAACTACGACGAGCTGATAACGTACTACCCTCGATTTTACCGGGACGTGTTCGAAATGGTGGAAATCCTAAAGGCTCACGGCAGGATTGCAGACGAGCTTGAGGATAATATCGAGCAGACATACCTCAACAGCTTTATCGACTATGCGGACGAGGAAACAATTACAAAACTGGAAAGATTTTTGATGATAGGACTGAACAAAAGTCGCTCTTTAGAGGAGCGCAGGCGACTTGTTAAGTCCTATTTTGTTGGCTTTGGTAAAGTTTCCGCAACAATGTTGGAGGAAATGATACAGAGTTATACAAACGCAGCGGTAGAGAGCAGGTTTGAGCCGTCCGACGAGGAGGGCAATAACACGCTGTATATCAATTTCCAGCGAGGCAAAGAGCCGACGCTCTACATGAGCGATATTAACCTGTTGCTGGGGAAGAAAATTCCGGCGCACATTAACTGGCAGGCGGCAGTAACGTATCGCTTCCCGGTCGGAGTTGGAGTAAGGAGAACGTATTACAAATACGGCTACGACTACTGCGGAACAAAGCCGGATATTGCAATGCTTGGCGCAATCGTCACACGGGCGAGCGTCACGCAGGCACGGGCGAGAAATTACAGCTCGCAGCATGAGCAGGCCAGCGAGGAGCAGCTAACAGGGCAGCACCCGGACGTATCGACCATAGGCGATTATTTGGCCGTCAGCAGCGTTTTGGAGGCTAATAGGAGGATTTATACCTCTGACTATAAAACGGCGCAGGAGGAGGCACAGGAAGCCGGAGAATGGCCGGAAAGCACCACGCTCGGAGCAAGCAACGAAATTAACGCCGGGGCAGGAGTGAAAGTTACTGACTACGGCGTTGATTATATTTACTGCGGCACACAGTTGGCGCAGAGTTAGGAGGTAGGATATGGCTTTTTGGACGGAAAAATTCATGGGGAAAATGCGTTCAGAGTGGTTACGCAGGATTAACAAAATCCAGTATTACGCCGGAGGCAAATGGTATGACGCTGTTATTACCGAAAAGAAAATCTCCGGGAATACGCTTTATGTAACCAGCACCACGACGGACAGCGAAGCCCTCACAATTACCAGCGTCAGACTGCTCGACACAGCAGGAGAAGTCGCCGGGCAGATTAGCGAGAGTATCAAGAAACTTTCCACGCAGGGAGTAATCACTGTTTGGGAATTTCCTTTATACGAAATCACAACGACGGACTAAGGAGGTGAGTACAGAATGTCTTACAAGATTTTGGTGTGGAAAGACCACGCCGTAACACCCGGAAACACCTATACGGTAACGGAAAACAGCGACGGTACAATCACGCTGACACCAGCCGGAAAAGTGGTACAGCAGGGTACAAATATGAGCGCAGTCAATTTCAATAACATGGAGCTGGGTATTTTCGCTGCTAACATGACGGCAGCGGAGGCTATGCAGCTTATCCGCCATGTGAAAGACAAGACAGAGGCTCTTGAGGGACTTGTTATTGAGACAACCCTCACGAACAACAAGAAGTACCCATTTAACGACAGCGTAAAGACGATTGCCCTCGGCAACGACAATGTACGCAACAACAAAGATTACACGGTTATTTGCGAGGCGGAGGCGGCAGACGGTTTTGTTGGCGATATTAACATCACGGACAAAATGCTGAACGGCTTTAAGATTGCCTATACGGGCAGCGCAAGCAGTGTAAAAATCAAGTGCTATGTGCAGGGAGGCAGATAACAATGGCAAACGTAATTATCAAATCGGACGAACGCAGAGCCTGTGAAGAAAGAGTAATGCAGTCGTTCGGAGTAAACAGAGCCGACGGAGCAGCAAGAGAAGCGGCAGCGGTAATCGCAGCTCGCTCACAGGAGGCTTACAAAGAAATGAGAAGAATGGAGGATAGACGCAGATGAAAGAAGTAATTATGACACCCGGCACTCATGTTGAGTATGAGACGACTTCCAAGAGCATTATTTTCGGCGACGAGGATTTGTCTATTAACCTCAAGAACAGAGAGAGGGACGAAAAGGTGCTTATCGACATTTGCACCGACGAAAACAAAGAGCTGACAATGGGAACGGCAGCAGGCCTCAAGTATGTTGCGCAGGTAGAAATTCCTGCAAGACAGTACACAGAGGAGGAGGGCGAGCCGGACGAGGACGGCAGACCGACTACAATCTATGTTCCTGTTGCTTTCGATATTGACAACTGCACAATTTATTTGTGGGGAATGGAGGACTAAGGCATGAGTAATTTTGACGATATGAAACTGGCGGTAGAGGCACTTTCCGGCGGAAAGAATACCGTACTTTTTGACGACCTCGGTATGCCGTCAATTATGGTTATTTTACCGAAAATGATTTCCAACGCTATTTGCGAGGGAGCAACAGAAACCGTACACCCGGCATTTGTTTTGGACGGCGTTGAGCAGGAAAAAGTGGCACTTTCCAAGTATCACAATATTATCGTGAACGGCAGAGCGTATTCGCTGCCTATGCAAGACCCGAAAGCGAGCCTCGACTGGACAGCGGCGCAGGCAGCCTGCAGAGCAAAGGGCGAGGGCTGGGGCTTGACACCTTTTTCGTTGTGGAGCGCAATCGCATTGTGGTGCAAGAAAAATGGCACTATGCCTCACGGTAACAACAACTACGGCAAAGACGTAAACTACACCCACGAAAGAGGTGTTGGAACATATTTCGACGGTGACGGAAAAATTTGCAGAACTGCAACAGGCAGCGGCCCGGCAACGTGGTATCACGACCATACGCCATTTGGCATTGCAGACCTTAACGGCAATGTTTGGGACTGGTGCGCAGGCATGAGACTGGTAGCCGGAGAAATTCAGATTATCCCTTACGCAAACTGCATGAGAGCAACCTGCGACATGGGAGAAAATAGTACAGAGTGGAAAGCGATTGCGGCAGACGGCAGCCTCGTAGAGCCGGGAACAGCCGGAACACTCAAGTATGATATTGTTAGCGGCAAGGTTACACTCTGCACCAGCATTACCTCACAGGAGGACAGTGGCAGAGGCGGCACGTTCGAGGCAATGACCGTAGCAAGCGGAATTACAGCTCCGCAGATTTTGAAAGAGTTGGCATTGTTCCCTGCAGACAGCAGCGGCTATGAGGGCGACTATTTCTACTTGAACAACGGCGCAGCGGAGCGTTTCCCGCTTCGTGGTGGCGGCTGGGGCAACGGTGCGGGTGCCGGGGTGTTCTATTCGCACTTGACCGACCCTCGCTCGGGTGTGCACTCGGGCGTTGGGTTCCGCTCCGCTTTCTATGGCAAACTGTAAACTGATTACTGAATAACTGATTGGGAGGGCGATAGCCCTCCCTTACATTTTGTAAGCAGAGGAGCAGAGGCTATGGCAGACACGCTAAATTACAGTAAAGAAACGACGAGTTTCATACTAAAAGAGAAGATTGCCGACATGATGAAGTACGGCAAGCAGGCGGTAGCGAACTTTCCTCGGCGAGAACGACAGACAGCAGACGAGATAAGGCGGTCAATGCTGACAATGTACCGTCTTTCGATAATGGTTGAAAAGAAGTATTACAAGAAAACCACGCTGCAAGACCTCGATATTGAGCTGGACGTGTTGAGACATTTGATACGACTGGCGCAGGACAAAGACTACTACGGGCAGAACATTGCACCGCCTTTGTCTTTCAAGAAATATGAGTATTGGAGCGGACTGCTGAATGAGATAGGCCGAATAATCGGCGGATACATGAAATACGCAAAGTAAAGTTTTGGGGAGCAGGCCGGATAGCGTTTCCCGATTCGTGGTGGCAACTGGAACAACGGTGCGAATGCCGGGGTGTTCTATACGAACTTGAACAACCCTCGCTCGAATGTGAACACGAACATTGGCTTCCGCTCCGCTCTGCTGCTATGCCGGACGGTTGGGCGTTAATCTCAAGGGATTGCGCACGGAGCATAGCACCAAAGGGGTCGGCTTCCCTCCTACGGCCAGTACAGACCAAAGGAAAAGATTAAATTGCCGTGAAAACGCCACTGCCGCAAGGCGGAGGCGAGGCGGAAACGTCACGCACGGCGGAAAGTGGAGGAGTTTGGTATGAGTAAAATCATAACAGACCCAGCACCGGGCATGGTAATACTTGAGGACGTTTACGACAGGATTTGCGAATACGAGGAGCTTTATTTATCACACCTTGAAGCGAGAAAAGGTAAGCGATACCGGGACGACGTTTTGTTGTTTACGGACAGGCTGGAAGAAAACCTTATTGAGCTACAAAACGAGCTGATATGGCAGACTTACCGAGTAGGCAAATACAGACCGTTTTACGTCAGAGAGCCGAAACTACGCCTCGTAATGGCGTTGCAGTACCGGGACAGAGTAGTACAGTGGGCGATATATAAGCATTTATATCCGTTCTACGACAAAATGTTTATCGAGGACAGCTACGCCTGCAGGCGAGAAAAAGGCACACACAAAGCGGCAGACCGATTGCAGTATTGGTTACGACAGGTCAGCCGCAAGCCCGGCGAATGGTATTATTTGAAGCTGGATATAAGCAAATATTTTTACAGGGTAGACCACCTTGTATTGTTGGATATTTTGAGCCGCCGGATAAAAGACCAGCGGCTCATGCAGCTTCTTTCAGAAATTATAAACAGCGAGGACACTCGTTTCGGACTTCCGGCAGGAGTAAGCCCGGAGGATTGCCCGGAGGACGAGTGGCTGGCAGACGTGGGTATGCCAATAGGAAACCTTACGTCGCAGCTCTTTGCAAACATATACCTCAACGAATTAGACCAGCTTTGCAAGCACGATTTGCGGCTGCATTACTACATTCGATACATGGACGACGTAATTATACTTTCGGACGACAAGAGGGAACTTGCGGAGCTGAAAAACATTATTGAGAATTTCCTAAAGGATTTTCTACACCTTGACCTCAACAAAAAGACGGCTATACGCCCGTGCTGGGACGGAGTTGATTTCGTCGGATTTAGAATATGGGCGACACACCGCAAACTCAAGAAGCAGACAGCCCGGAGAATGATACGGAATGTGAAGCGGATTTGCGAAAATATCGCCGCCGGAATATCGAGCAAGGAGGAGTTGGAGAGGGTAGCAGCCTCTTACAACGGAATATTGCAGCATTGCGACAGTTACGGGCTGCGCAACAAACTGAATGAGATTTATTTCCAGTACAGCTATGCACCGACCACCCAGCAGGCAGAGTTGGAGGAACGGCCAAAGAAAGAAATGGAGGCTACCGTAGAAAGAAAATGTTGCAACTGCAAGCATTTCCATATCGACAGATTTTGCGGCTACGACGCAAGCTACTGCGATATTTACGGCATTTTGGACTATACGGAACGCCACCCGGACACGGCGGCGGAAAGCTGTGAGGAATACAAATCAAAATAAACCCGGAAAGGAGGACAAGGAAATGGACACACCTATTTCAAGAGCTGAACACAACGAATTTGTGAAGCGAATGGACGAGGAACACAAGAGGACTAACCACCGATTGACCGACCTTGAAAAGGCACTTGAGCAGAACAATAAGCTCCTTATTTCCGTAGAGAAACTGGCTACGAATATGGAGAATATGCAAAAGGAGCAGCAGGAACAGGGAAAGCGACTGGAAGAACTTGAGGGACGAGACGGTGAAATGTGGCGCAAGGTTGCAGGACATATTGCAACGGCGATTATCAGCATTATTCTCGGCTTCGTATTCGCACAAATCGGTATGTAGGAGGCAGTATGAAAGAAGAAAAGAACAATGCGGACAGCAAGAAGCCCTCCCGTAAATCACCCGGAGTTATGAATATTATTCTCATTATCGTAGGCGTTTCGCTTTTGGTGTTTACGATTGAAATGATAAGGATTTACAGGGAGTTTGGAGCTATCCCGGACACTCTTGTTACCTGTGTTTTTGCGGCTCTCGCCGGAGAGTGCGGCATAATGGGCTGGATAAAGACCAGCAAAGAGCGACGCAGGGAGCGAGGCTGGGAAGTGCAGGACAGGCAGGAAGCAAAAGCAGAGGCAAAGGCGGCCAGCGAGGAGCAGCCGTACAATGAATTGTAAGGAGGAACTATGGGACTTACAGGCAAGAATACAGCCGAAAAGATTTGGAATTACTTTATCGGCAAGGGATTGAGCAAAGCAGGCGTAGCAGGCCTCATGGGTAATCTGTACGCAGAGAGCGCACTCAATCCGAAGAATTTACAGCAGAGCTACGAAAAGAAACTCGGACACACGGACAGCAGCTATACGGCTGCTGTTGACAACGGCTCATACGGGAATTTCGTTAAGGACAGCGCAGGCTATGGTCTTGCGCAGTGGACTTATTGGAGCAGAAAACAGAATATGCTTAATTTTGCGAGAGCTGCAGGAAAGTCTATCGGGGACTTGGAAACGCAGCTCGATTTTTGTTTTAAGGAGTTGAGCGAGGGCTACAAAGGCGTTCTCAATGTACTTAAAACAACCGAAAGCGTAAAGGCAGCTTCCGATAAAGTCCTCGTTGATTTTGAACGCCCGGCAAATATGGGCGACGCAGTAAAGAAAAAGAGAGCAGGGTATGCGCAGAAATATTACGACGAATACGCCGGAGCTGCCAGCACACCCGGAACAGGAGGTACGACCATGACAGGAAAAGAACTGCGCCAGCAGGTATGCAATATTATGACTGGCTGGGTAGGAGGAACAAAGGGCAGTGCAAAGCACCTTGAAATCCTCAATATTTACAACGGCTATAAGCCACTGGCGAGAGGTTATGCGGTGCAGGTAAAAGACGCTTATTGCGCAACTACCGTAAGTGCAGCCTATATCAAAGCCGGAATTGCGGCGTACACAGGAACAGAGTGCGGCGTAGAGAAGTTTGTTGAGATTGCCAAGAAAAAGGGTATTTGGGTAGAGAACGACGCTCATGTGCCGGAACTGGGCGAAGCAGTTGTTTACGACTGGGACGACAGCGGAGTAGGCGACAACAAGGGTTACAGCGACCATATCGGCATTGCGACAAAGGTAAACGGTAAGACCTCTTTTGTTGTAACAGAGGGCAACATGAGCGGAGGCAAAGTCGGCACACGCACACTGCAGGTCAATGCGAAGTATATCAGAGGTTTTATTACCCCGGATTTCGACGCTATTGCAAAGGAACTTTATGGCAGCAGCGCAGCCGACGACAAAAAGGACGACACCAGCACTGACGACCTCAAGGTAGGAAGCATTGTAGAATTTACAGGCAATAAGCACTACACCAGTGCAAACGCAGCAAGCGGAAAGAGCTGCAAGCCGGGCAAGGCAAAAATTACGCAGATTTACCAGCTCGGCAAGAGCAAACACCCTTACCACATTGTTGCAGTGAGCGGAGGCGGCAGCAACGTCTACGGCTGGGTAAACGAGGCGGATATTAAGGGAGGCGCAGGAACAGCCAGCACCTACGAAACATATACCGTCAAAAAGGGCGACAGCCTTTGGGCTATTGCAGCAAAGAAACTCGGAAACGGAAATCGCTACAAAGAGATTAAGACCCTCAACGGACTTAAAAGCGATACCATTCACGCAGGGCAGGTATTGAAGCTGCCTAACTAACAGGAGGACGAGACAATGAAAGAGCTTTTAATCAATTTGTTACTGGCGGTTGTTACGGCAGCCGTCCCGGTGCTTACCACATACGCAATCAGCTACATCAACAAGGCAAAAGAGAATGCTGTTGCTGATACGGACGACATCAAGGCGCAGAGCTACATCAAGGAAATTGCACAGGCAATTACGGACGCAGTCGCAGCGACCAGTCAGACGTATGTGGACGCATTAAAGCAGGCCGGAACATTTACGGCGGAGGCGCAGGCAGAGGCAGCAAAGAAAGCCCTCACAGCTTGCCTCGGCTCTATCAGCCCGGCAGCGACGGCATTTATTGAGAACGCCTATGGGGATATTAAAGAGTACCTTACAACGAAAATCGAAGCAGAGGTACGAAAACAGAAACTTGAAGCTCCGGCGACCATTGCCCTCCCGGTAATGGAAAGCACGGCAGCAGACACTACTACTGTTGCGGCAGCTACGGCAGCAGCAACGGCGGCGACGCTTGCGCAGACAGCAATGCAGTCTAACGCAGCGACGGCAGAGCAGGCAGAATAAGAGCTGCCAAATATCGGGACAGGGCGAAAGCCTTGTAATGACACTATGATTTATGAAAATCCGCCGGGATAAGGCCACCTAAACGGCGGACAGCCCCTCTCATGGAGTTAATCTGTGGGAGGGGCTTTATTTTTTTGCCTAAAAATCGGCTTTTGTCCCGTTTTGCGTCAAATATTTGGGAAAGTTATGGAAAATGTGTTGACATTGCCCCAAATAGGGGCTATAATGAAATCACAGTAAAGGAAAACAAAAAGCAATTACCCGAAACGGGGCGAGGATAAAACAGGAAAGCGGCAGTGAAAACCGGACGGAAGCGGCATAGACCGGGGAAGTCGGCAGGTGGTAACGGCGAGAACGAACGGCAACCTCGCCCGGCAGGGTAAAAATAAAACAGGAGGTCGCAGTTATGGCAGCAACTAAAGAGCAGGAGCGCAAGGCATTAGAAAAAATCAGAAAAATCGTCGAGGAGTTAGGCGGAGCGGATAGTTATATCGGAATGGCATTCGAGGGTTGTTTTGAAATCGCAGAGGAGAATATCGAAAACGACTTTGGCTGCAGCATGAAGCAGAGAGCCGAAAAAGCACAGAAAGACGCAGATTATTTCAGACAGACAGCTAATCAACTTTCAGAGGAGCTGGAAAAGGCACAGGAAAGCATAAGCACACTCAATAAAGAGTTGGAAGCAGCGCAGAAAGCTCGCCTCACTATTGAAGATTTTGACGCTTGCATAGCACTTGCGAGAGCGGCGGCGACTGAAAGTAAAGGCAAGGCAGACCAGCAGGCGGAAATTATAGTTGAATTTGCCGATACCCCGGATTGCCCGGCATTTACAGAAGCGGTAAGAAAGAACAGAGCATACAGCCGTGAAGCGGCGAGAGCTGAACAGCTCGTTAGCAATCTGAATTATTACATGGGTAACTAAATTTTTTTGCTCAAAAATGACGCAGTACGGGGCGAAAATGTTTCGCATGAAACATAAATGCCCCGATACAGAACAGGAGGACATATATGAAGCCTATCGAGGAAAAAATCAACAAATTATTTGAGGAGCTTGTACCAGCAAGCGGAAAAGCGGACACCGTAGCAGGAGAGATTATCAGAGCCGTTTCGAGAATTGGTTATAGAAACTATAACGACGGCGACCATATTGGCGTAGGGTACGGCAAGGAAACCTGCAACCCGGCAGCGAGATACCTTGTGGCAAAGGCAGGCGGCAGAGTTGAGAGAGCTATTGCGGATATGTGGGGAGTTGAGGAGGACAGTCGCTATGACGCAATGGTAGAGACGCTTGAAACAGAGGTTGTTGCATATTTGGAATTGCACCCGGAATTGAAAGAGGCGGAAAACAAGGAAGATATGTGGGAATACCGGGATAAAGACGAGGACGTAGACGACTACGACGAGGAGGACGACTACGACGATTACGAGGACGAGGAGGACGAGCGGTAATGAAGTATTACAGCACACAACGCCCGGTAATGCCGGGCAGCTACCCGAAAGAGGGTGTAATCGAAATCAAGAATTTCGACGAGAGGACACTCTGCAAGGAAATTGGCAGAGAGGCGTGGGGCTACATTGAGTACGACCGGGAGTTGACGG